AGATGTTCGAGTATCTACCTACTACACGCAAACAATATAAGGAGAAATCATGGCAACAGTCGTAATTACCGGTCGTGATGTTGGTTTATCTTTCACAGGTGGAACAGATATTCAAGCACAAGCGACCAATGCAGTATTAACAAAAGTAAATGAGCGTCAGGTGTATCAGACACTTGAGGGCGAGGCTTACAAAACCACAAATATTTCAGGAACATTCCAATTGGATATGTTGGCTGACTGGGGCAAAGCAAACTCAGTTTGTGAGGCTCTATGGACTGCTGCTGAATCAGCACCAGATACAGATATCAGCATGACACTTACAGCTGCATCAGGAGCGCAATTTGTGTTTCCAGTAAAGCCAGAGTTTCCAACTGCTGGTGGTGGAGGAATTGATGCACAGGAAGTATCATTCACATTTACAGTATCTAAAGGCGCAGTAACCGAAACCTTTAGTTAAAAAATAAAACGGGAGCAAACAATGAAGTTACCAATTACAATTGAATATAACTCAGGCGAGCAAGCAACATATATTGCCCAACCGCCTGAGTGGGCTAAGTGGGAAAAATCAACTGGTCATACTATAAGCCAAGCAAAAGAAAAACTTGGAATGTGGGATCTGATGTTTTTAGCATACAACGCACACAAGCGTGAAGCTGCTGGAAAACCAGTTAAACCATTTGAGGCTTGGATGGAAACTATTGCCGATGTAATAGTCGGTGATGCAGACCCAAAAGTCATCCAGCAGGAAGCCTAAACAGATTATTGGTTGAGTTGGCAATTGCCACACAAATACCAATGAGTGAATGGGTTGATGCAGACGATATATTGACAGCGATCGAAGTATTGGAGGCGAGGTATGGCAAGTGAAACTATTGCTTACAATCGCAATGACATACGCGATATTCTCAAGGCTTTCAAAGTTATGGATGATCAGGCGACTGAGGAAGCAAGAATTCAATCTGCTGCTTTGGCGACATACGCAGCTGAGGAAATTAAAACAGCAGCTAGAGGTCGAACAAAATCAGGCAAGGTTGCGCAAAGAGTTGCGGATGGCGTCAGCATTTCAAAGTCCAGTAAAATCGGTGAGTTCAAGTATGGTTTCGCACGACAGAAGTTTTCGGGTGGGGCTAACACACAAACCCTATGGGGTGCTGTTGAGTTTGGATCTAATAAGTTCAAACAGTTCCCTGCATATTCAGGAAGACAAGGCAGAGGTTCGCGTGGATGGTTTATCTATCCAACGCTTCGCAGAATTCAGCCTGAATTGATTAATAAATGGGAAGCTGCATACAATCGCATTCTAGATAAGTGGGCATAAGTGGCAAGAGATACCAGAACCCTATCGCTTAAGATCCTTGCGGATATTGATGATCTTAAGAATAAATTAAATCAAGCTGACAATGCTGTTGAAACTAACAGCGAAAAGATTTCAGCATTTGGAAAGAAAGCTGCTGCTGCATTCGCAGTCGCTGCTGCTGCTGCCGTTGCTTATGGCACTAAATTAGCCGTTGATGGGGTCAAGGCTGCAATAGAGGATGAGGCTGCACAACTTAGGTTAGCCAATGCATTACGGGCTGCCACAGGTGCTACTGATGCCCAAATAAAGGCAACAGAGGACATGATCCTTAAGACATCTTTAGCCACTGGTGTTGCCGATGACCAGCTTAGACCGGCACTACAAAGATTGGCTGTATCTACTAAAGATACTGAGGAAGCACAAAAGTTATTAACACTAGCGTTAGACATAAGCAAGGCATCTGGTAAAGATTTAGAGCAAGTCGCCAACGCGTTAGGTCGTGCGCAAGATGGCAATGTTACATCTTTAGGCAGATTAGGACTTGGCTTATCTAAAGCAGAATTATCAACATTGTCATTTACTGAGGTGCAAGCAAAACTTGCAGAATTGTATGGTGGCGCAGCTGCTACAAACGCAGAAACTTTTCAAGGCAAGATTGATCGATTAACTGTTGCATTTGATGAGGCTAAGGAAAGTCTAGGATCTGCATTGTTGCCATTTGTCGAGAGATTTATCACCTTCTTGAACGACAAAGGCATTCCAACACTAAATGGATTTATCGCAGGACTTACAGGCGATGCAGGATTAAATGCAGCATTGACAGAAACCCAACAAGGTGCTGCAAGTTTTGGCAGAACTATTGCAAGTATTTCAGGCATCATTTCAGGATTTATTACATTTTTAAGAGAAGCAATTGGCTTAGTTGTATCACTTGCCAATGAACTTATCCGCGTAGTTAATATAATTCCTGGAGTTAATATCGGTGCATTACCTAACCCAGCACCATCAGCAGGTAGATCATCATTGCCATCAGTTCCTAAAGGTGGATCTAACTTTACTTATGGCTCAGGCAATCCAGTTAATATTACAGTCAATGCAATAGATGGCGAAGGTGCTGCAAGAGCTGTGGCTAAAGTAGTTAATCAAAGCGCATCAAGATCAACACCATCAATATCACAGACAGCATTACGAGATAGATAATGACTGCTTGGTCGCCTGATTGGAAACTTACAGTTGCAGGTGTTGATTACACAGACATTGCAATAAGCGATATTCAGCATGAAGCTGGTCGGACAGATATTTACCAGCAACCCAATCCATCTTATTTACAGATTACATTTGTGGCACTAACTGGTCAAACTTTACCATTTGATATTAACGATAGTTTAAGTCTGCAAGTCAAGAACACATCAGCTGCTTATGTCAATATATTTGGTGGCGACATTACAGATATAACTGTAAGTGTTGGCGCGACTGGTGCAATTGCAACTGTCATTGAATACACAGTCCTAGCAATGGGATCACTTGTAAAGTTAGCAAAAGAATTATATTCTGATGCAGTTCCACAAGATGAGGATGGCAATCAGATATACGGAATTCTTTCAAGCGTATTGCTCGGAAGTTGGAATGATGTGCCAGCAGCTGAAACATGGGCAGGTTATGATCCAACGGAAACATGGGCGCAAGCTGTAAATCTAGGACTTGGCGAAATAGATCAGCCCGGACTTTATACAATGCAAAGTCGAGGTAGCGGTCAAACCCCAGATACTATTTACAACATTACAAGCCTTATTGCGAATTCAGCTTTTGGATATTTGTATGAGGACAATCAAGGCAATATTGGTTATGCAGATGCAGATCATCGTCAAACTTATTTGTTAGCAAATGGTTATGTTGATCTTGATGCCAATCATGCTTTAGGTTCAGGACTATCAACCATTACTCGGTCAGGTGACATTCGAAATGACATTATTATCAATTATGGCTCAAATTTTAGCCAAGAAAAAACTGCATCATCAGCATCATCAATTGCACTTTATGGTTACAAAGCCGAAAGCATTCAATCAACTATTCATTCAGCTGTGGATGCTCAAGCTGTGGCAGATCGCTATATTGCCCAAAGAGCCTTCCCACAACCAGCATTTCAGAGTATTACCTTCCCAATCACAAATCCAGAAATTGATAATAGTGATCGAGATAATCTGTTAGGCGTATTCATGGGGCAACCTCTAAACATTCAAAACCTACCTGAGCAAATCTCAAGCGGTGAGTTTGAAGGTTATGTCGAAGGTTGGTCATGGAGCACTAGATTTAACGAATTATTCCTGACGATCAATTTGTCGCCTGTGGCATTTAGCCAAGTGGCGATGAGATGGAATACCGTTCCGATAACTGAAACATGGCAGACAATAGATCCAACTTTGACATGGGAATACGCTACAATCGTAGCCTGAGATAAAGGACAATATGGCAACCACTACCAATTATGGCTGGACAACACCAGATGACACTAGCCTTGTAAAAGACGGCGCAGCTGCTATTCGCACGCTTGGTTCATCCGTTGATACAACAACAAAAGCATTAAATCCATCAACAACTCTTGGCGATATTGAATATCGTTCATCGACTGCAAACACAAACACTAGACTTGGAATTGGAAGTAGTGGTCAAGCACTAACAGTTGTTGCTGGAGCACCATCTTGGGCTGCTAGTCCAACATCTGTTTTAACAACTACTGGCGACACACTTTATGCTTCTGCTGCAAATACTTTGGCTCGGCTTGGAATTGGTAGCACAGGAAATGTGCTTACTGTTGCTGGTGGAGTGCCAAGTTGGGTTGCACCTGCTTCAGGCAGTTTAACTTTATTATCTACAACTACATTATCAGGCGCATCAACCACAATTTCAAGCATTGACCAAACCTACCAATCATTATATGTTTTAATAGATGGTGTTACTAATTCAACCAATGATGCTGATTTTAACTGTTTGCCAAACAATGTCAATAACTTAGTTAGTATGGGTGGTTTTGATCAAGGCTCAATATTTGGTGGTATTTATGCCAGTTATATCCGATTAACTGGAACTAATGTGGAATACAAAAGAAGTGATGCTAACAATGTTTGGACAATAAGATTTGATAATTATGCCTCGACAAGTTCTATGAAGCCTTTTATTGCTAACTCAAGTTTTATTGAACCAAGTTACAGCGATTCGCGAGCAGTATTTTTAGCAGGCACTTTCCGTTCAAATACAGCAATTTCATCTTTAGTTTTTGATGTAGAAGGCGAAACTTTTTCAAGTGGCACAGTAAAAATATATGGGGTGAAATAATGACTAGACCAATGATAAGAATACATAATACAGAAACAGATGAAATTATTGATCGCGAAATGACTGCTGCCGAATTTAAGATTTATGAAGCAGATCAAGCAGCAAGAAAAATTCGTAAAGCTGAAGCCGAAGCAAAGGCACAAGCCAAAGCAGCAATCCTTGATCGCATTGGTTTAACTGCTGATGAACTTAAAACGATTCTTGGCTAATGAAGGCTTGGTTATCTAAAGCTGCTGTTCAGTTAAGAGAGCAAACAGATGATTGCTTCCCAGAGCGTTTGCGTAAATCTGATGGGTGGATTGGTGATGCTAGACATAGCACACGGAAAAGCGACCATAACCCAGATGCAACAGGATGCGTGCGAGCAATTGATATTGACGCTCGGCTTTCTGACGACAAAGGGCTTTCAACATATTTGGCAGATCAGATTAGATCCTATGGGAAAACTAGTGGGCGCATCAGTTATGTAATACATCAAAGCCGTATTGCATCGCCTTTACTTGGTTGGCGTTGGCGTAAATACAAAGGCAATCCTCATAATCATCATATCCATGTATCTTTCAAAAAAGATCAAGATAACAATTCAGCGTTCTTTAATATCCCACTACTAGGAGGCAAGTAATGAAACTATCAAAGAAACACAAAGCAGCAATCAAGTCATATCTAAGAGCTGTTGCAGCTTCCGGTATTACTGTCCTGTTAGCGATTGCAGCCGATATCCGACCAGAGTATGCAATTCTGCTTGGTTCAATAGTTGCACCTGTTGCTAAAGCAATTGATCCCAGTTCAGGCAAAGAAGCTGATTATGGACTTAATGCGAAATGACACCGAACGAATGGGTTGGTTTAA